ACCATCAGGAGCTTTACCCGCTTGGGTGAACCCTGAGTTGGATGAGAGTTGGACACCTGGCCCTCCTCCTACAACTCCCCCTGACCACTTGGAAAACGACTATGAGCGCATCCAGTTGGCAGAAGCAAGAAAAGAGGCTGAGTAATGTTTGGCATACCTTTACCTTGGTTACTTGTTGGTTTAGCAATTAGTCTGTTTGGGACTTATCGTGGTGGCTACCATTTTGGGTGGTCAGACAGGGATAAGGAAATGCAGATTGAGATAGCCAAAAAGAATGAGGAATCTAGGGCTACTGAACATAAACTTAATGAACAGTTAAACACTACCGCAACCAAACTCATGGAGACTACAAATGTTGTCAATCAAAAACAGTCTGCTCTTAATCGTGCTATCAGCGCTGGTCGGGTGCGCATCTCCGCCCCCAGTTGTGTACAAACCCCCACAAATACCCCCGTTGCCACCACAGATACAAAAACAACCAGTGAACCTGACAGAGCGCCTGACCCAACTCCTGATGCCGAAAGAGCAACCCTCCAAGCCATCGCAGAAATAGTCGCCCAAGGTGATAGAAATACTGCTGCTTTGAACGCTTGTATTGAGTCGTATGACCAAGTAAGGAATCTTTTAAATGATAAACGCTAATCAACTTGATAGCCTTCACATAAGTCCTGTTTGGGTAGATGCTTTGAATGCTACTTTTGAAAGGTTTGACATCTCTAGCAACCTGAGAAAAGCCGCTTTTATTGGTCAATGTGGGCATGAGTGCGGAAACTTTAAGGTTCTTGAGGAGAACTTAAATTATCGTGCGGAGGCTTTACAGAAACTCTGGCCTAAAAGGTTTGACTCTGCCAAGGCACAGGCTTGCGCTCGTAATCCTAAGTTGATTGCCAACACTGTTTACTCTAATCGGATGGGAAACAGGGATGAGGCTTCTGGTGATGGTTATCGCTTTAGAGGAAGAGGATGTATCCAACTTACTGGATCGGCTAACTACCACCATGCGGGTAAGGCTCTAGGGGTGGATTTCATTATGGAGCCTGACCTTGTTGCTACTCCGATGTACGCTGCCCTCACTGCGGGATGGTTCTGGGATACCCATAAACTGAACCAGTATGCAGACACCCAAGACTATAAAACCATGACCAAGAAGATAAATGGTGGCTTTATTGGCTTAGATGATCGTATAAAACATATCAACCACGCCCTGCAAGTATTAGCGTCTTAAACTAAACTGTAACAATTCTTGTATAAGGTGTTGATATGTCTAACATTCCTACACCAGAAGATGCTAAGCTATTCGCACTAAGTGTCAGAAAGTGGCAACAAGTGCTGAGTCTTGGTGATTGGAGAATAGAAAAGGGAAGTAAACCCGCCAAGCAAGCAATGGCTTCTGTTGAGTTTACCCCTAACGCAAGACTTGCTGTGTATCGTTTAGGAGACTTTGGGGCTGAAAAGATCACTCCAGAGAGCATAGATAGAACTGCTTTGCATGAGTTGTTGCACATTTTTCTGCATGACTTGATGGTTGTTTCTCAAGACCCCAAATCATCTCAAGATGAGATTGAGATGCAAGAGCATAGAGTTATCAACCTGTTAGAGAATTTACTGTTTAGGAATTCAAATGGCGGCTGTTAATCATAGCGAGGCTTGTTCCGATGAGGACTTTATTGCTCTTTGGGACAAACACCAGTCTGCTGAAAAACTAGCAAAGATACTTGGTGTCAATATAAGAAATATCCATTCAAGAAGACGCAACATGGAGAAGTTTCATAACATCAAGTTAAATGCCGCCAACCATAGAGGTGCTTTGTATGATGCTAGGAAACAATCGTTTTCTCCTTTAAAACAGATTGACCTTGGGATACTGGATGGGGCTGTTCTGGTCTTCAGTGATGCCCACTTCATTGGTCAACGAACAACAGCGTTTAAAGGGCTTCTATGGGCTATAGAAACGTTTAAACCCAAGGCGGTGATATGTAACGGGGATGCGTTCGATGGAGCGTCCATAAGCCGCCACGACGTAACTGAACTTCCTCAGACTTCTGTCATTCAAGAGTTAAAAGCTACGCAAGCTGCGTTGGATGAGATTGAGGAAACTGCTAAAGAAGCTCGTCACAATGTAAAGTTATGCTTTACATGGGGCAACCACGATATTCGGTTTGGGAATCGTTTAGCGCAACACGCACCACAATTTAAAGAAGTATTTGGCTTCAAGCTGACAGACCATATCCCAAATTGGGACTTCTGTTGGGCAGTATGGCCTACTTCTAAAGTGATTGTTAAGCACCGATATAAGAATGGGGTTCACGCTGCCCATAACAACACTGTCAATGCGGGTGTGTCCATCATCACAGGACATCTACATTCTTTGAAAGTAACACCTTTTTCTGACTACAACGGGAATAGATTTGGTGTGGATACGGGAACATTGGCTGAACCAGATGGCCCACAATTTACTTATGCTGAACTTAATCCTTCTAACCACAGATCAGGCTTTGCGGTGTTAAACTTCTTCAATGGTCAGCTTTTATGGCCTGAACTCGTCCATCGTTTTAGTGAAGACCATGTTGAGTTCAGAGGCGAGGTAATTGATGTGAGTGCGTTTTGAGTGCCTGGTTGATTGCTTTGACAGGCTTGATCTACGCTTACATTGCGGTAGAGCAGTTTATGAAAGGTAACCCGCATATGGCGATTGTCTATGCAGGTTACGCTAGTTCAAATGTGGGGCTTTATCTACTAGCAAAGTAGCTTATAAGTTACAGTTCCTCTTTTGAATCTAAGCCGAAATCTACCACTTCTTCGTCTTCATCTTCAAACTCAGAGGCTTCGTACTTAACTGCCCATCCATAAGCCTCTTGGAACATAACAAACTCTTGGAATATTTTTATCATGTCAAAGTCACTGGTTTCAATAACCAACTTGTCGTTGAACATCCCGAATTCCATCTCAAATTTCATCTCACTCTCCTTAGTGGTTGAATTGCTTTCTCAGGTGGTGGTGGAGTCATCTTCTCTGAAGGTGGAGTCCATCCATGTTTCTTCCAAATAGCCTGAACATCTGATCCTGAAGACCATTTGAACTCCTTGTTTGGCATAGAAGGATAACTTATCTTTGAGTGCGGTGGTAGTTCTATCATGTGGCTTTCATAATTCGTTGATTTCTGCCAAACTTTCCTCGTCTGACACCAGTAACTTCGATAAATCCCTTGTCTAACAAAGCACGATACCTTGCTGTTATTGAGGAATATGGGTAATTTGGATACATCTCTAGTATCTCGTCTGAGATACACCCGTCTGGATGGCTCTTAATGGCCTCGTAGACAAGACTTTCTAGCTTGGTGGTATCAACTACTTGAGCAGCTTGATGGCTCGTTGTAGGGTCTTGGTTTCTGACCAACTTAAATGGTGCAGTACCAAAGAATCTTTCCATCGACTCTTTCATATTGTTGAAAACATCTCTCATTTATTAACTCCTATCATGGTGAGGGGAAAACTGCTCGTCTGCAAGCTAGGAAAATCCTTTGCACAGCTCTCCCCTCGGGTTTATTTTAACTAGAAAGGCAGGTCTTCATCTTCAAAACTTGCCTTTTTAGGGGCTTGTTTGGGCTGATAGTCTTCTTTAGGTGATACCGCTAAACCCATGAACTTACCCGACTTGCCCGCTTTAATCCATGCAGATAGCCAATAGTCTTTGCCATCAACAGTAATATTTCCCTTATATTGGGGAGACCTTTCGTTTTCTTTTTTATCATTGATAAACAAAACGCCACTGTTATTCCTCTGCTCTGGTCGATTATTGTCCATTACATTTCCTTCGCTTTCTTTAATGATGTACGCACTTTGCTTGGCAGAAGTGTCCAGAGGGCAATTTTCTGTTCCCCGTCTAGGTTCTGCTCTTCCAATTTTACCCAAGCTGCCTTGGGATCACCCTGTTCGCAAGTAGCAATCAATTCAATTGCTAATTCCTCTAGGTATCGTAATTCCTCGATGGGAATGTTGTCTTGTGCACCCTGAGTAGGTGTAATCACTACTGATCTGCCCTCTTCTGGCAAGTCTTCACCAGCAAAAATGTAGAGGCCGAGTCCATGTAGTGCCAGGGCTTTTGTCATGCACCGCATGATTGCCGTGTTTACTGCAAACGCATCGGGATTAGGGATGGCTTTGTTTCTGTAGTCCATCACAGGCAACTGGCAGGTCATTGGTTTGCCAAACATAGTAGCGGTAACGAATACCATTGCTGTGCCGTTAATGTCCATGAAACACTTTTCGCCAAACATCTCTACCTTGTAGGTGGCGGTAGGATCAGCTTTGAGAGCCTCTGCCCATGCCCAAGCCCATGATAGGTAGGTAAGGTTGTTTTTCTTCTCTGTATGAGAATTGACATCTTTTTTCAGTAACGCTTCTATTGACATATTAACTCCTTTGATTTTGATCTAATTCGTCATCAATAATGACTTTTTGCTCTTCAATATTTAATTCTTGGAATTCGATAAAGTGGTTCTCATCGCAACACCTGTAGCTTTCGCCCTTTGGTTCTAAGCAATAACAGCAGTACAAAATGTCTGAAAACTGCTCTCTGTATTGTTCAAATAATGTCTTCATAGCCTATCCATTCATGTTGATTTGATTCTTTTACTCTTGGTCTACTTGATTCTTTCGCTTCCAGCATTGCATCAGCCATTACATATGCTTGTTCAGCAACCAAAATTGGTGTATCACCATCTGATATGCTTTTAAATATATAACCTGACGACACAAACGATGATGCAAAAAAATCACGCAAATCCATTCCAACACGCACTTTAGTTTTGCCACTTTGTTTGTCTCGAAACGCAAGTGGAAAAGCCGATATGTTCATATTCACTCCTGTAGTTTTATTAAAAATGTGGGTTATTTACTGCCCACACCGATAATGTGCCACAGGTTTTACAGGAAATATCTAGGGATAAACCCTAATAGACAGCACTTTTTTCTATGCTAATCTAAAAAGACTTGTCCTATTAACTAATAGCCCTTCCTACTCTTCCTTCCTCTTATGAAAACTGAAATACTTGAAAAAAGATGCGCTGAAGCCTTGTGTGGGTACGCTCAAACAATGGCAGGTGCTTATACAACCGAGCCAGAGGATTTTGATGCGGCTGTAACAGCTTTGCTTGCCAGAACGCTAGAACTTCACCTAAACCGACCAATTAACCTGGAGAACCTTTACAAATGACACAAGAATCAGTAATCAGAGCATTACAAAATGGCCCACTTACTTCCTACCAAATAGAGGATTTAACTGGCATACCAAGACTATCTATTGCAGCTTGTTGCACAAAGATGCAATACAAGAAGAAGCTAAAAATTGGAAAGATTAAGATGGGTAGGTCTTGGGTTTCTCAGTACACGTTAGAGCCACACATGATTGAGGCTGAAAAGGTAGAAGAGCCTCGTGATCTACTAACCCCGTTTGACATCAGAAACGCAAAAGGCATCTTCACTAAGGCTGAGTATGCTTCTATGAACAACCAAGCTGTTCGTTTGTTTGGCAGAAAAACAACAAATGAAATCACAAATAATCAATTTATTTAAAAAAACTTCTTGACACATGAAAGAACTGTGTATAATCCAAATCGTCTGAGTGGCATCAGGCGATGAAAACGATACGAAACCCCATAGATTTCTGTGTGGTCTTGCCTGACAACAGGCGAACTTTTGATCGTTTTCAATCGTTTGTTGTTGCTCTCGCCAAGAGCCAAGACCACAGAGTGATTTATGGGGTTTTTGCTTTTGGGGACTGTAAGGATTGCAGACCAAAGTTAGCTGCAAGTAAAGTAGGACTCAGAACCTAGCCATTAGAGACTGGACACAGGTAGACCGCTCGTAAGGCCGCCGTAACTGTGTTGAGAGGCAACGGGGGAACTATCCCAAGCCAAGCCCACATGAGTGACCCTTAATTGGGATGCAGGAACGGGCAGATAGGACGCTCTGAGGCGTGTAATCCTGCAAGCTATGCAATCAGTAAGGCATAGCCCAATGTCAGTCCCAGACTTGTCTGAAACTAGCATAGGTACTCACTAATCTTGTTTACTCAGGATTAGGTGAGTATTTGCCAATTAGAACCCGACTGAACTGAACTAGCATATATGGGAGTAAGGGTAAAACCTAGTACATGGGGAACTTAAATGAGTTTAAGGTACAGGTTTTAAACAAAGGGCGTATATGGAAAAGTTTGAACTGTTTTGGGCAACATGGCCTAAGTCATTTAGAAAAGGCGGCAAGTCTGCTTGTTTGGCAAAGTGGAAAAAGTACTATTGCGAGACTTGTGCAGATCAGATCATCAAGCACATAGAGTGGATGAAAACCACAGATGCCTGGAGAAAAGACGATGGTGCTTTTATTCCTGCACCTTTAGTCTATCTCAACCAACAACGATGGGATGGGGCTGAGATTCCTGAATCATTCGGGATCAAAGTGCAAATTGATCCTGCCCTTGCCAAGATTGATGCTGACAACAAAAAAGCCGTTCCTATGCCTGAACACATTAGGCAAGCAATGGCTCAATTAAGGAATAAGTCATGAACAAGATTGAATTTGGTGATTGCCGAGAAACTATGCGTAAATGGGCATCACAAGGCGTTAAGGCTCAAACTTGTGTAACAAGCCCTCCTTACTATGGTTTGCGAGACTATGGGCATGAGGGTCAGATTGGCCTTGAGGAAACCCCAGAGGAATACATCAAAGCAATGGTTGAGGTTTTCCAGTGTGTTTGGAATGTACTGGAAGACGATGGAACACTTTGGCTAAACATTGGAGATAGCTATGCTGGCAACAACTCAAGAGCATCTAATAATGGTCGTGCTGGCTTTGGTAACGCAAGGGAAAAAGTTGTTAACAGAACTGGCGAAGGTTTAAAGACTAAAGACTTGATTGGCATACCTTGGATGCTGGCTTTTGCTTTGCGTGCTGAAGGTTGGTATTTGCGTCAAGACATCATTTGGCATAAACCAAACCCAATGCCTGAGTCGGTGCAAGATCGTTGCACAAAAGCACATGAGTACATCTTTTTATTGAGCAAATCTGCAAAATATTACTACGACTGCGAGTCAATAAAAGAAAGGTCTATCCATGCTGGTGAGGAGAGAAGTTTTAACTCACCCAAAAAAGCTATGAGAAATGTAGATGGGAAAGTATCAACTGGAAATGAACACCCAGATGCTTTGCCAACAGAAATATCTGAACTGAAAAACAAAAGAAGTGTTTGGACAGTTAACCCAAAACCTTACTCTGGGTCACATTTTGCCGTTTTCCCAACAGAGTTAATCGAGCCTTGCATCCTTGCTGGCGCACCGATTGGAGGGATTGTTTTAGACCCATTTATGGGATCAGGAACTACCGCCCAAGTAGCCCAAGACCTTGGTAGGCAATACATTGGGTGCGAGTTAAACCCTGCTTATGGGAAACTTCAAAAGAAACGTACAGCTCAAACATCATTGGATTTTGCATGAACTACTTTGAAGCTATGAGACTGCTAGACAGAGTTAAGGAAGGCGTACCATTTCCGCTTCACCTGATAAACAAAGCATTGGAGTTAACTGGTGACTTGGAGTAGAAGAAACATTCAAGGCCCAAGTGATAGGGTAATCTTAGAGCAAGCCGAGGCCAGAGAGCTTTATCGCAATTGGGAAGGAAGTAAAAATCGTGATCTCATTCGTGCCAGATTGGAGAGAGCTGAAAGAATCTACGGCATAGGTGCTAGAGATCGAATCCGAGAATATATGAACAGAATTAAAGATGGAACACTTCTATGACCTTTATGGTGAATTTCAAAGTAGACGCTAACCCTGTTGGCAAACAAAGGGCTAGATACGTCAAAAGGGGAAACTTTGTGCAAACTTACACCCCTGAAAAGACAAGAACCTATGAGACTTTAATCAGGGATGCGGCAATAGAGGCTATGGGTAGCTCAGAACCATTGGAAACCCCTGTGAGCCTGTATCTTTACATTCGAGTGCCAATCCCCAAGTCATGCACTAAAAAGCGCCTAGAAGCCATTGCCAACGGATCGGAGAAGCCAATTCGTAAGCCCGATTCGTCAAATATTTTAAAGAGCGTTGAGGACGGCATGAACTCGGTGGTCTATAAGGACGATGCACAGATAATTAACCATCACGTTACGAAGGTTTACTCAAGTCTGCCAGGTGTTGATATTTGCGTAAGAGAGTGCTTGGACTAAGGGTAAGTCCTAATAGAAAAAGAAACAAACAAGAGTAAATTAAAGGTTTTAACAAGGGTGAATATTATGAATACATGGGAATTTGACACAACAATCGGTCAAGGTAGCGAAGTAGTGACAGTTGTCTATGAATACGAAATGGACGAGGACAAATCCACCTATAACGAATCAGTCAAGGAAGTTTGGTTCTCTGGGCGTGATATTGTGGGATGTATGTCAGAAGAGGCTTATAAAGAATTAGACATTGAGGCAGCCATGCGGTTTCAGAATCATAAACTGAACTATAAGCAGGAGGATGTATGAATAAAGAAGACATTATCCGCATGGCAAAAGAGGCTAAGTTTTACATTAAAGACGATGAAGCCTATAGCCCATCCAATCAAGCAGACCATGAGTTAACCGAACACCTAGAACGCTTTGCCAAACTGGTAGCAGAGAATGAACGCAATGAAATAATTGAAATTTTGGATGCTTCAACTGGCTATGTTCACATGGACGCAATCAGGGAAAGAACATGAGTGATAACCCACACAAGGCGGTGCAATTCCTGATTGACACTGCACCCCTCTACAGTAAGGCTAAGGCCACTAGGATGTACTTAGAAGAATTCAGGAAAAGCCGCAAGGCTCAGCTCATGAGCCAAGCGGGAACTGAAGTGCTTGGAAAGCAAGAAACCTATGCCTATGCTCACCCTGATTACATCGAAATACTTGAGGGCATAAGGGAAGCAGTCGAATTAGAGGAGCGTTATCGCTGGCTTATGACGGCTGCACAAACACGCATAGAGGTATATAGAACCGAGCAATACAGTGCTAGGCATGAAATAAAAAACACCCAATGAACAACAAACTAAGCGCAAGGGAAAGGCTACACCTAGCAAGGGTTAAAAACCTACCTTGTAGCGTTTGCCAAGCATCAGGGCCAAGCGAGGCACATCACTATAAACAAGGGCTGCAATATACCTGCATTGCCCTTTGTGTAGATTGCCACCGCAACCCTGTAATGGGATGGCATGGGCAAAAACGTGCATGGGCTATCAATAAAATGGAAGAAATAGACGCACTGAATGAAACCATCCGTAGATTGTGCGAGGAAATGCCCACCAAAGGCCATAAAACCCCGTTCTAGGCGTTTTTCAGGGCTTATCCATGCCAACCTACACAAGGCAATAAAAAACCCTCCGTAGAGGGCTTTTTGGTTTTAGCGTTTTCCGCTAAGTATTCGCAGAACTAGGGCAATGCAGGCATATATCATTCCATTGCCTTTAGATTTTCCTCAATGACAGCCATTGCAGTGCAAACTTCATTCCAAATTTCGTCAAATTGCTCATCACCTTCAGGGATAAGGTCAGACCGATAAGCCTCTAAAGCATCCCAAATAATGCTAATTTGTTGTTTTGTATCGTGCATTTTTAGCCCCTTAGAATTGACGGAAAACGATGCCATTGATCGAGTCGCCTACATAAGCCCCTTCATTTTCTAAGTGCTCGATTACTTGCTGTTTTTGGTAATCTTCGTCCATTTCAGGGTCTAATTCGATGGAATAATCAGTAGCAATCGTTTCATAATCTGATTCTGCAAAATCGCAACATAATCCGATAACGTCTAATTCAAAATCAGCGTCAATATCTTCGAGATAATCATAAAGAACACGTAAACCCTGATATGAAAAGTTATCGGGTCTAATTTGACGGAAATAGTCGCAGAATTCTGAAAAGTAAACAGTTGTTTTCATGTTGAACCTTAAAAAATATTGAAACCTGCGAATTGCAGGCCACAAAACCCCTAAAAAGAGGCTTTGCAGTCTGAAATTAAGCGGCTTTTTGCTGCACTTGCATAAAATCGGGGTTTAACCCTTGATAGATTCCAGCATCATTACGCATGGGCATAACAACAACTACAGCATCGTTTTGGTTATTGTGAATAGCCCCTGAATAGTCACCCCGTTGCGACAATGGGAAAACCTTACCCTTTTTAACCCCGTAATACATGGCTAATGCTTCGTTACCCTTAACTAACAATTCAGGGTCAAAATAACTGATTTTCAATTCTGAAAACGCATCCCTAGCGGGTACAACACGGGAAATGTCAGGATAACGTGCATCTATTGCCTGAAAACGTGCATTACCTAGCAAATAATAGTCCTTTGCACCCCCTTCAATCGTTTCAAGATCAATAAATTCTGATTTTTTATCAATGGCCTTGATAGTATCTGAAGGAATGATTATTTGAAACCCGTATGCTTCAGGGGCTTGATGTACTTCAATCGGGCATTGTCCTGCAAATAAAATGTGTCCATCCGTGCCATAAACCATGGCAATTTGAGGGTGATTGATTGAAACGCAAACCCCCTGCAAGTAGTAACGAAGGTCTTTTTTTGCTGCACAGATTAAAGCTGCACGTAAAACGCTGGTTTTTAATGTGATTTTCATGTGAAAGCCTATTCAAAAAGTTAAGAAAACCCTAGTAAAACACTAGGCCATTAGCCCCTAGATCAAGGGCTAACAGTCTATTGTTTAAAACCCTGACAAACGGAAGCATTTGCCCGATAAGGTTTCAACGTCAATAGTGCCAAAAGGGTGAACGGCTAAAATTTTGACGGGTTGAATTTTGCCATAAATAGACAAGTTATAAATTTGATTGATCTTGAATTTCATGTGAACGCCTATGAGTTGAAAATTAGATTCTAGGGGCATGAAACCCCTAGGCAATAGGGAAAAACCCTTACTGTATCGGGTCAGTTTGTGAAATGTGAAATACAGTTGACCTTCTGCAAAGCATAAAACTGTTTTCGCTGGTTTTGTCTTTTGCGGGTATCCATGTAACTACTTTCACGCCATGTTCACCCTTGCGAACTTGTCTATTAAGGGCTAACCATGCGTTATAGGTGAACACGTTTTCACGGGGAATAATGTCATTGGCTGCAATTCCCTTATCGGCAAACCCTTGCATGATTGCCTGATAATTGGCTAATGAGTCCCCGTTTTTAGCCCTGTTTAATGATTCGATTGATTGTGTGATCTTATCCATGATGTAACGCCTATTTAAAATGTGAACTATTTAACTAAAATGTCAAAGTATGCAAGTAAACCCGTACACAATGACAAGCCTAAAATTATCGCTAAAAGGTAGTCTAAAAACCCTTGTTTCATGATTGCCCCTTATGCAAGGTTATGGATTGACCATAAAGTAACCCAGCAATTCTCAGATATAGAGAAACCTTCAAGTTCTAAGTGATCGTAATGAAATAACCTAGAAAACCTAAAAGAACTGTAATCTTGGTGGATTGTAGGGATTGATTGAAGCTGCTCTAGAGCTTGTTTTGCGTTTTGTGGATACATGATGTTGACACTTATTAGTTGCACTTTCACATGAAAGTAAAGTAATTTTATGGCCTAAAAATAAAAAAACTATTAGGATAAACCCTAATAAAGTACAATTATTTCAAATTATTTATTTAAGGTTAGACAATGGCCCGCCCGCCTAAGGTAGATACAGTTCAATTCAGACGCAAGCTGGATAACCCCAAGCTGCAAATTCTATTGAGTGCTGGACAAGGGAATATTAGTCAGGGTTTTGAAAACCTATTGAGCTTGTATCAACACTTGCATGGTATCGGATATAGAACAGATAGCCCACTGGAAAGCATAGGGTTAGTAACTAACCTAGATCAAAGTAAAAGGGATAGCCCGTATCAAGTGAACCAGTAAGGAATAAGACAAGGGATAGATAAGGTGAACAGATAGAACTAGATCAATCAAGTACATCGAAAAAGGTGCATCAAAGACTCTCCCCAACATTATGCAAAAAACGCATAACCTTCTAGGCAGCTTACCTGGTTATTTGTACAGTAGTAGAAACCCTGTAGGTAGAAACCCTAGTAGGGTAAACCCGTAGGTGGTGAGATGATGGGGGGGGGAGGGGGTAGGTGGGAGTGGTAGATATTTGTGGTACACCCCATCCTCAAAAAAAGCTAAATGAAAGGTAATATGGAAACAAGTCTCAAAAGAGGACGAGGAAGACCCAAGGGAAGCGTCAAGATGACCATACAGAGGTTTGCTGACAATCCGCCCCTTGTTCTACCTAAGACAGACCATCAACGTCTGAAAGAGCTTAAAGAGCTGATGATCAGGAGTGGGGGTAAGGATGTTGCTCAGAAGGTTATTGAGATAGCCCTTAATGATGAACATCCCCATCAATTGGTAGCTTTGAAGATGTGTTTAGATAGGACTCTACCTGTGAGCATGTTTGAGAAGGACAAGTCTCAGAGAAGTGCCGTAACCATCAATATCACTGGTTTAGGACAAGAACCAACTATCCTTGAGACTGAACAACCAGAAGATGTAGAGGCTAAATATGAGTAATTGGACTGTTGTTGTTAACAAGCCTGAATTCTTGGAGAAGACTGAGACTTTAGTTCCCAAGGAAAAAATAGTTGATTTGATGATAAGCATCTTAAAAGACAAGAATTGGTCTTCTAATGCCTCTATAACAATTAAACCAACGGAAATGGGATACTTTGATGGCAGACCTTAATTTCTCTCTCTTACCCTGGCAACAAGAGGTCTTTGCTGACAAAACAAGGTTCAAGGTTGTGGCTGCTGGTAGGCGTTGTGGTAAGTCTAGGATGGCTGCTGTAACGCTTCTAATCGAGGGTTTAAAGTGTCCTCCTGGCTCGGCAGTGCTTTATGTTTCACCAACAATGGGACAGTCAAGGCAGATTATCTGGGACTTATTGCTAGACCTTGGTAGAGATGTTATACAGAACTCCCACGTAAACAACCTAGACATTACCCTGATAAACGGGGCTAGGATATACGTTAGGGGTGCGGATAGACCCGATACGCTACGTGGAGTCTCTTTAACTTACGCTGTACTAGACGAGGTAGCCGACATTAAGCCAGAGGCTTGGGAACAGGTTATACGGGCAAGTTTGTCAGACAAGAAGGGTAGAGCCTTATTTATTGGCACTCCACGTGGAAGAAATTGGTTCTATGACACGTTCAAACTGGGTGAGGATGGCACTGATCCTGATTGGAAGAGTTGGCACTTTACCACTGCTGATAACCCTTTGATCGACCCATCTGAGATAGAAAGTGCTAAAAAGACCCTGAGTACCTTTGCTTTTAAACAAGAGTTCATGGCTTCTTTCTCTAATGCGGGATCGGATGTTTTTAAAGAGGAATGGGTTAAGTTTGGTGAAAGACCTAATAAGGGGTCGTTCTATATCTCTGTTGACCTAGCGGGATTTGAGGAAGTAGCTAAACAGGCGGGTAACGCTAAGAAGAGATTGGATGAGTCCGCTATCTGCGTAGTGTATGTAACAGAGGATGGGAAGTGGTTTGTTGAGAAGATCATCCACGGAAGATGGGATATTCGAACGACTGCTGTGAACATCTTGATGGCTATTAGGGACTACAAGCCTTTGAGTATCGGGATTGAGAGGGGAGCACTTAAGAACGCTGTTTTGCCCTATTTGAGCGACTTAATGAGAAAAAGTAACATCTATGCCCATATTATTGATTTAACGCATGGAAATAGGAAAAAAGCAGATAGAATTATCTGGGCATTGCAAGGAAGGTTTGAACATGGCAGAATCACGCTTAATTCGGAAGAGAATTGGGATGATTTTGTTGACCAACTTCTAATGTTTCCCGCACAGGGAGTTCACGATGATTTG